AGACAAAGATTGCGACTATTGAAGGGCATGTTTTTTATAGAATGTAAAAGGAACTTTGATATGAATATTATGAAAAAGAAAATTGAAATTAAAACTTATCAACGTAAAGGCGGTTATCCTCCAGGCTACTATGCTTCGGAAGCTGAAATCGTTAATCCTAAGTTTCGTTCTGCTAAACCAGCAGTCACTCTAAATCAATTTGGGCATTTCAAAAATGGTCGAATTACATCGGTGCGATTCTATGAATCTTAAAATTCTGACTCAGAAAGAATTTGAATCAGAAATTAAGAAGATTCAAAAAGACAAGTATCCAATCACAATGATTGATGCTATCTTAGAATATTGCACAGACAGAAATGTTGAAGTTGAGACTGCGGCTTCTTTAATTACACCTCGCATGAAATCTGCTATTGAAGGCGAAGCAATGAAGTTAAAGATGATTGCGCCGAAAGCTAGATTACCTATTGAGGTTGAAGACTGATGAAGATGGATGCTATAGACGCATACAAAGTTTATTTGGGAGTTAAGAATCACTTTACGCAAGAAAGCTACGATTGGTTCAAGTACAACAAGAAAGTCAATGTCACATACGATTCTTTTTTGAAACGTAAAGACAAAATCTTTTTTGCTAAACTAGGCAATCGTAAAGATGCTTACTTGGAAGAATTCTTAGTTTCCAACTTCTTACATGACACAAAAATGTGGGTCGGTGAACTTCTGTCTGAAGAGTGTGAAGAACGCTACAAAGAATGGAAACGTAGACAAGAATCTCTGACGTATGTATTTAAGAACGAGATGGATTTTATCTCTGGTTGGAAGCCAGAAGAACTGAATGAATTTTTTAACGCTAAAGGTGGTGACCATCCACCAATTATCAAAAAATATTTAAGAGGAGAAATCAGTCTTGAGACACTAGCAATATTGAATTCACTATTGCATTTCGTCAAAAGATATGATACAATGATACATGATCCAATCTACAAAGAGGTAAGCAAACTATGCAAAAAGTACCAGCCCTTTTTAAAGTACGATACGGCAAGGATGAAAAAGTCACTCAGAGAGTTAGTAGTGACGTAGTGGCAGTAATGCGTAAACCAAGCAAGGTTTGCCGTTTATTGACACAAACAGAGAATTGTGATAGACTATATACTATAGTAGATTATGATAAAAGTGGACAAGCAAAACATACATTTAATACTTAACATACGAGGAATATACTAATATGGCATCAACATCATTCGCAGATTTGAAAAAGTCACGCACCAAAGATTTAGAAAAACTGACAGACGCAGTTTCCAAACTCACAAACAAAGAAGAAGGTAAGAAGTCTTATGAAGACACCCGATTCTGGAAACCCACAGTAGACAAAGCAGGTAACGGTTTCGCAACGATCCGTTTTCTTCCCGCACCCGCAGGCGAAGATGTACCTTGGGTTCAAGTTTTCAATCATTCATTCCAAGGTCCTGGTGGATGGTACATTGAAAATTCGTTGACTACACTCAACAAGAAAGACCCTGTGTCTGAACACAATAGCATCCTTTGGAACTCTGGTTCTGATGCTAACAAAGATATTGCACGTAAGCAAAAGCGTAAGTTGCAGTATATCGCAAACATCTATATTGTCAAGGACCCTGCAAATCCTGACAATGACGGAACAGTTAAATTGTTCAAATTCGGTAAAAAGATTTTCGACAAGTTGAATGACTTGATGAATCCTGAGTTTGAAGATGAAACTCCTGTCAACCCATTTGACCTTTGGGAAGGTGCGAACTTCAAGTTGAAGATTCGTAAAGTTGAAGGTTATCAGAACTATGATAAGTCTGAGTTTGAATCACCAGCACCTTTGTCTGGCGATGAAGATGACTTAGAACGTATCTGGAAGCAAGAGTTTAGCTTGTCTGAATTCTTGAGTGAGAAGAACTTCAAGTCTTATGATGAATTGAAAGCACGTTTGAATAAAGTGCTTGGTCTTGAAGATGGTTCTGCTGGAGATAATTATTACTCCACTAAACCTAATGTACCAACTACAGCTTCAGCTAAACCTGAGACAGCACCTGCTAAGAAAACTACAGTTGCAGACTCAGTTGATGACGATGAAGATTTGAGTTATTTTGAGAAACTAGCTGAAGACTAATCTTTCGTAATCTCTCCTTTGTGACTTTGGGGAAGCAGTAAAATGCTTCCCCTTTTTTTATGCAGGTATTCCCGCATTCACACTAGCATCTCTAATAGGATTTCTAGATTTGCTCAATAAACTTGTGTAGTATGTGTTAACAGATTGATTGTTTGTCTGACTATTATCTGCAACAGTATTAACAGTCACACCACCAGTTCCTGTAGTTCCTGCGGCACCACCAGTTCCAGTAGTACCGCCTGTTATGACAGTACCAGATGTTGTTGACAATACAGGAGTGACAATATCAGCTAGGTCAATACCACCGCTATTGTTTTTGTCTGTTATCAGCTTACCATCTTTATCATACATCAACGCAGTAGTATCGTATACTTTACGAGTAACTTGATATGTTCCACCCTCACCATCATTAACTGTTACAGTTTCTGTTGTGTATGGAGCCTCAACATATTTACCTTCTTTCATACTATAAATCATTGGTGCTGTTCCCGAAGTAGATTCATCTCCAGCAGTTGCGGCTTGAGGTTTATTAGCCACACCAGCCTGTATGATTGCATCTTGTGCGGCAGTAGCACCAAACACACCTTGTTCTACTGTCGTATCGATTTTATTTTTGCCAGTAGACAATTCTTTGAGTAAGCCTTTTGATACTGTTGCATATGTTCTTGAATTTAACAGTTTAGATGCTTTATCAATTGCTTCAGACTTTGCGGAATAAGCGGCTTTGAATGCATCTGAAACATGCTTAACAATTTTTGATGCCGATTGACCTGCATCAAAATCTTTTGATGGTGCACCTAAGTTTAAATCGTTACCCGCAGAATTTGGGTCGCCTGTTCTCAAACTAATTATTATGTTGTTCTTATCGATTGAACACATAATAAAATCGAATGGTGATTGTTCTTTTGTTTCAACTTCAGCGGCCTTTGATGCATTAAATCCAACTCTAATCAATGCATCTGCAAGGTCGTTCCAACCTGCTGGAGGAGATTCTCTTGGTGGCTGTAAATCTGTGATAGCCGCAATATTGTTATTACCTTTAACACGAATAACACGCCAAACTGCTGGATCAGGCTGTCTTTTCTTTTTCTTAAAAAGGCTATATATTACTACAGCCGCCAAAATGTATGGTGCGGCCGTCATTAGAGTACTACTTAAAGTGCTACCGGCTGCGGCCGTGGATCCTGCCGTACTAGCACTAGCAAACATACCAGCTTCTTGTGCGGCAAGCATTGCAGTTTGCTGTGATCCAAAGGTTGTTCCATATTGTAATGCCGTACCAGCACTTGCTAACGTTGTGCTTCCAAAAGCATCTCCCAAATAACTAAGTGCTTTACCTCCAGTTTGGGCGGCAAAAGAAGCACCTCCTGCACCACCTCCACCAAAAATTGCATTTCCAGCATATGACAGTCCTTTGTTGACTGCAAATGATGCAAGCATATTCATGTATGGATTTTTAATGCCCAAAGACTGAACAACTTTTTGAGTAATAGCTGACTTACCCAAGTCGATAGCCATGTTGCCCACTTCAGCAAGAGGTCCACCTCCACTAAAGAATCCTCCGCCTTTGCCACCACCACCAATAGAAATATTTGTTCCACTACCAGTTGTTGCCCTAGATGCAAGAAGTCTATTAGTTAATATCTGCTGTTCATATTGAGAATTACTAATTGTTCTTTGAAGTTCCGCCCTTAGATTTTCATCTTTTGATGCGTCTAAGAATCTTTGTTGTGCGTCTATTTCGGCTTGTTTTGCAACATTAAGTTGTTCTGCAATAGTTTTTGTTTGTTCGGGCATGTTATCTCTAATAACAACCATGCCTTCTTTATTCAATTGCAAGTATGGATTATTCTGTGAGGCAGCCTGCAAGGTTCCTGCTGAAGGCATTCCAGTAGGTGAACCACCATACTCTCCGCCATACCCACCGAACGCACCCATGGTTCTCATTCTCGGATCCATGTTACGCATATTGAGTGGAGTAGTTCCTAATCCACTATTGACAGGTCCCATTATTGAAGACCCCAATACATTAGCCATGTATGAGATGCCATCTTGTGGTGATGCAAAACCATATTTTGCAAATATAGTTTCAGGTCCAAGTGCAACTTGTCCTCCACTCACACCAAATAGAATTTGTTCAAGCGCAGTCAACTTACCTTGCTTAGTTCCTTTAGCAAGATTACCTAAAATTTGT